TCTCGAACAGCACATCGATTTCAGCACCGGCCGCGCCGTCAAAATCAGCCCAGGTATCCATCAGCGCCGTGCGCGCATCGATCCGGTCATTGAGCGCAAGCGCTGCCACACCGATTTCCGAGCGCAAGCGCACCCGTTTCACTGCGCCGAGATCAAGCCCTGCGGCAAAGCCATATTGGCCCTCCATCGCAGCAGCTTGGGTGATGCCGCCGCTGGTCGTCGTGGCGAGCGTCAGATTTGAGCCCACAACCTGCAGGCCCGTTTTTGCCCCCGCAAACCCAGGATCAGCTTGCAGATAGGCCAGTGTCGAGAAGGCCAACACCTGCGCGCCCTTGGTCGAGACCCGCGTCTCTGGCCCTGCGCGCCCGCCACTGTCCTCAGCCCGCAGCAGATATGTGCCCGGCTTCAGCGGCACAACTGCAATGGCCTCGCCGCCCGACACCCGGTCCATCGAATAGCTGTCAGACCACGTAGCCGTCGCCTGTTTTGAGTGCCGGATCACGATATTGCCGCCCACCCGTACATCCGGATCAGACGAGCGCGCCCATTTCAGGATGGCAAGACCACCCGCCGTCTGCAGCGTGATATTCTCCAACCCGGCCGGGGGCGCAGTAAGGCCAAGAATTTCCACGGCAGCCTCCTGCCAAGCGGACGAGACCCCCAAGACCGATATTGCTTTTACGCGGAACTGCCATGCCCCGGGGGCAATGTCGCGGATCTCGAGGTTGGTGCCATCGGTGCGGCCATAATCCAGCCACTCCCCTGCGCCCTGCCGCGCCTGCAATTGATAGGCGGCAACAAAGCCCGAGGGAGCGGCTTCCCAGGCAACGCGGGCCAAAACCTTCAACCCTCCACCATCGCGTGTGACATAGAGATCCTCGGTCGCCGTCGGTTGCCCCGGAGCCGGAATGTCATAGGCATTGGGCAATGCGGTGCGCGGGGCTGCAGCATAAATCTGCTGCTCAGAGGCAGACCAATCATAGACAAGGGGCGAGGTTTCTCGCAGGACAAGCTCTGGAAGCAGGAGCGCACCGTCCCCTGATGACGTTAGATCAAGACTAACGCCATGCACCTCGAACGGCTTCGCGCCAAAGCCCCAACGCGCGTAAGACAGCGTAACCACATCGCCCACGGTGGCAGCCCAGGCCGAGAGTTTCCCCGACAGCCGCACCGTCATTTGCCGCCGCGCACGCTCGAGTTCGATCTTCGCAAGCCGCTGCGCCATTGACGCCGAGATCGTGAAGGGAAGCGATATGTCGCGCCATTTCTGCTCGCCCCCGTCCTCGTCAAGATAAACATCCGACGCATAAGCCGGGAAGTCGTCGGGCTGCCAGTCATTCTCCGGGCTGACAAACCGGCCACGCACGCCATTGAAGTTCGAGGACATTGTCACGCGGGTCGCCAAGGTCAGCCCACCCTCGCGGACATGATCCGAGGTCAGCACCACCGAAGGCGCGCGCCAGGCACCTGCGTGGATGCGCCAGGATCCGCCCGAGAAAGCACAGCGCCCGGCAAAGGACGAGAGCATCCCTTCGATGATCGTCTTCGGGACCTCGGACAGCGTGATCACCCCATTGCAGGCGTAACGCGCCTCCGTTTCACCGTCTGCCAGTTGTACCGTTTCGTCGCAGATGTTCGCAGCTTCAATGAGCGACAGCTCATCGATTCCATCAGGTTGCCCGATGCGCGCGCCAATGCCCCAGGTGCCGTTCGCCATGTAATCGGCCAGGCAGAGCGCAGGATTTTGCGAGTAGACTTCCGTTTGGGTCCGTGGGTCCCAGATGTCGTTCTTGCCCTCAACGTCGACCGTGATGTTCGGAATGCCGCCGGGATAGGCATCCTGATCATAAGTGAGCCGCAGACGGATTGCAGCGCACCCTCTCAGCCGATGGGTCTCGGTCCATTTGTCGGGCAGCGCTGCTTTCAGCTCAGCGAACGCAGTCTGATTGGCCTCTCCAAGGTTCTTTTCGACAGCGACCTTTCCCGCCCAACGGCCCTGCGCCACGCCGGCAGCGTCAAGGGCCATCTCGCCCTCAAAGTAGATGGCCCCGATGGATTTGACCCGGTGGGTCGCAAGCACAATCACCAGATCGAGGAACTTGTTGTCTGCCCCTGAGGAATGGAGAAAGACAATCACGCCCCCCTTGCGGGTGCGGCCATAAACCAGATCGCGTGGAACCACGGGCTCGCGGATCGTCACAGTGCGCGGCTGCAGTGTGGTCTGTGGTTTTGGCATCAGGGATTGGGACGCATAGGAGAGAAGCAGCGTGCCGCCGATCCGTAAAAGCGCCGCGCCGATCCCACCTGCGGCCAAAACCCCGCTGATCGCCCCCGCAATCGCGGCGACGGCTGTCACGATAAAAGGCATGGGATGTGTCCGGGATCAGATGGGCCAGGCGAGCTGGCAAGATGTGAGCGGCACCACGACCAGCCCCTCGGGGGCCATGCCGACTGCCGTGGATCCAATACAAATGCCAAAGCCAAGGCCCGTATCGGCCAGAACGATATCGCCGCGTTGAGCGAGAAGCACTGCCGGGCGGGGTTCTCCCAGGAGCGCACGCCCCATGTCCTCGAGCGAGGACCAGCCCAACCGCCGCATTACACGCTCGCCACCAAGCGCGGTGGTATAGCGTCCACGCCATAATGCTGCGATATCTTCGCCACCCGTCAGGATCATCCGCGTCTCAAAGGCAAAGGTCGGGCAATCATGCAGGCCCCAGATGAAGGGTCTGATCCGGGCCATATCAATCAGCGTCATGAGACGTTGCGGCCAGTTTTCCACGCGCGCCATGTTCGGACTCCTTGTCTGTGTCCCGCCTTCAGGTCATTGTTGCGTCATGCGGGCATTTGATTTTCCATATGACCACGTCGAGATCAGTTGCCCCGTGTGCGGGCGCTTCGGACGTTACACCAAGGACCGTTTTTGCGAGCTCGTGGGCACCAACACGCAGTTACCAACAGCGCTCGATATCATTTCTCGGGACTGCCCCGAGAACCGCCCAAGTGTAACGAACATGCAAGGCCGCTGTCGGGCTGGATACCCACAACTTGTCGAGATGAACGCGACACCACGCGGCAAAGTGCCCTGATCAATGCCAAGACCTATCCCCGCCCCCAGGTGATTTCGCGATCCTGGATGGCGGTCACATATTCAAACCCGAGATCGCCCGGATAAAGCACCTGCTGGCTTTCATGGGTGTAGCGCCAGGAGCGCGCCACAGTCAGATCAATCAACCGGCTCTCGTAGCTGATGGTGATCATGCACGTGTCTGCGTCATCCTTGATTTCCGGCACATCAAGGCGGCCGGAGAAGGCCTGGACCGGATCAGCGATGATACTGCCATTCTCGGCCAAAAGCCCAAGCCAGATCCGGCCCGGCAAGCCCTGGCGCGCTTCCTCGATGGCCATCTGCACAAGGTCCAGCGGCACGCCTGAGAGTGATACAGCGGTGCCACCGGCAACAACCTCGCCGGTTTCATCAAGGGAGCCGAGGCCCAAAAGCGATCCGGCCCCGGCCCAGGTCTGTCCATTCCAGCTCACCTCGCCCAAGCCAGACCAGATCCGCACCCAGCCGGTGGCGAACTGACCCTCAAAGAAGATCACGGGGCGCAGGTTCTGGTCAGCCAGCGCTGTGGCGAATGCTGCGGTGATCTCGCGGCTCACTTCACAAAGCCTCCCGGGCCGAGATCGTAAACCGATGCTGGTCAGCGCGAGCGATGACCGTTGGCACGGGCGCTGTCAGTCGCAGCAGTGCCGAGGGTGCATCAAGCCCGATGGGCACACCAAACTGAACTGCGGTACGGAGCGGCGGCACAAAAGCGAGCGTGGCCTCGCTGCCCAAAGCCGTCACATCCTCGGTCAACTGGTAAAGTCGTGTTGTCGTATCAGACCCAAGCTGGAAGAAATCCCCCGCCCGTAGCCCAATACCCCAGCCCGCAGTCTGTAACGTCGACGTCCCGGCCGACTGGGCCTCGGTGACATAAGGATTGCCGACGGCGATGGGCACCTCGATCGACGGATCGGGGAACAGGAACCGTCCCCGCAAGCCACCAAGGGCCGTGAAGAAGGCCGAAAGCCGCCGCGCATTCGCCCCTTGCGTGACCGCCATCTCAATCTGGTACTCCCACCAGGACGCGCCCCAATCCTGGATTTGGGACGTACCGGTAAATGGCGAGCGGGCTTCGGCCACAGAGGTGGCCAGCCGCCGTTCCACAGACGATACCAATGTCAGTGGTAAAACCGGGATCGGCATCAGATCTCCTGACCTCTGCGCCGCCCGTCAGCGACACTTTCTTTTGCGATGCGGGCGATTTCCGGGATGGCTGCCCGCAGCTTGGCATCGATCTGTTCCGCCACACCCATCTGTGCCCCACGGGCATCGATGCTGACGGTCACGCCAGCCCCTGAGGTCCCCGCGCGCCCGTAGTTGGCGGCTTCGCGCCGGTTCAACACACGTTCGCCACGTTGCAGGATCGTGGGGACCTCATCAGGCCGCAGACCTGCCCAGGAACCAACCGGCCCCACGGTGCCACCGCTGTGCATGCGCGGCGCACCCGCAAAGGCATATGCAGGAACTTGCCGCGTGTGGCCTGACAGTCCGACGATACCGCCGGTGTGCGAGACCGCCGCCGCGACGGAGCCGCCTCCAAAGATGCCGGAGAGCGCAGAGGCAATGGGCCCCAGCACCGCGCGCTTGAAGGACAGGACAGCCAGGTCTGCCAAGATCGAGCGCACAAGGCCCTTGAAGTCGAACTTTCCAGTCTCGACGAAGCTTCGGAACGCGCTTTCCGCGCCACTGAAAGCGCCGGTCAGGGTTTCGCCGAGGCCTTTGCCCCAGTTCAAAGCCTCTATGGCATAGGCCTGAAGGGATTCGGACACGGCGCGCCACCCGGTGGCGATCCGTTCGCCGGCCCTCCCGGCCGCACCACCAGCTCGGCCCATGACATCCGACAGCCGATCTGCTGAGGCGGTGGCCTCTTCCAGCGCCGCTGTGCCTTCTTCGCCGGTGCCCGCAATGGCATCGCGAAGTGTGCCCCAAGAGGTGAGCGGTGCCGTTGCGCCGTTCGCAAGATCCGTTGCAGCACGCCGGTAAATATTGGCTGTTTCCAGTGCATCCGCCGCAATGCCATCAAGGCCAAAGTCGGGGCTGTCGAGCGGATTGTCCTCAAAGGCCCGCCGAAAAGCATCTGCGGCGGCGGTCCCCGCATCGGCTGACGCTCCTGCAAAGGGGTTTGGAATGTCGCCAAGGTTGATGTCGCCGATCTGACCAAAGGTGGTCTCAATCCCGACAGCGGCCAACGCATCCCGAATGCGGCCAGTGAAAGCATCGATCCGGGCGATCGCGCCGTTCAGCATGGCCTCGATCCCGTCCAGCATGCGGTTGGCGGCCGAGAACACCAGATCACCAATCACAGCAGGCAGACGCGACCAGATTGCTTTCACGGCCAAAAGCGCGCCCTCAAAGGTGTTCGCCGCTGCGTTGCCAAAGCCCGCGACGCTTTCGATGGCTCCGGCCATGCCGGTCGCGGCATCGGCTTTGAGATCATAAAACATGGCCGTGGCGCGCGACCCGGCCGCGTTGGCTCCCATTTTGATCCGTTCCCAGACCTCAACGGCCAAATCCTTCAAAAGACGCATAGCCTCGCCAAAGCCGCCTGCGCCAGAGGCAAGTCGGGTGAACCAGTAGACCAACTCGCCAGCGCCAACGATCAGCGCGCCGATGCCGGTGCGCATGAGCGCACCTTTCAGGACCACCAGCGTGGTGGCCAGACCCCGAACCGACAGCGCGGCCACGGCCATCGCCGCCACCCAACGGCCCGCAATAAAGGTGGCGAATGTGCCGGCATGGATCGCAAGCC